AGAAAGCGTACTACTTTCGGATTATAGAGGTGAAATACCCTCTTGATGTCTCTAATTGGTACCCTAGAGAAGGGCTGCTCCGTTCGTCAACCGTCACGTGACAGTGGCGTGGAGCGGGGTCCGTCTAAGACAGCGCAGAAATGTGCTGTTTTCAGACGAGACTTGCGACGCGACGTTTTGGTTGTCGGTCGTAAGGCGCTAAACTCGATATACGGAGTGCGTGTGAACGCACCGAGTATTTCGGGGGAGGTGTCTTGCGCGAGACTCTTGACCGTCGTCAAGGAGTGGATGGAGGGCACAGAGGTGAGAAGTGCCTTCCGGAGGAGTGGAAGGAAGGAAAGGGAGGGTGGACGCTTTAGCTTTAAGTTGTTGAAGAAGCTAATTCCGGCCCCTTGTGGATGTCTAAGGAAGGACATTGTCAACAAGTGGGTCGAGAAGCAATCCACCCCTGTGGGGGGTGAGATAGATCCGGCGTTTTATTCAGTTCTCTCCTCGGAGATTCTGAGGATTTTCCCGGATGGTTGGGCGAGCGATTACGTAAACATGATCGCGCGTTTTGCGCCCAATACGTCAAGCTGCACGGAAGCAGCAGGCAGCCAAGGTGGAGCTAGATCGGCCACCCTGCTTGACGACTATCTCAGTGGTGTGATTGGCGAGCGAAGGGTACGTTTGAAACCGTTTCGCTACTCGGAGGTCCCGACCGCAGGCAAGCTGCGGCCCCTCACAATCACTCCAGCCGATATGGGTTTGTTACGACCATTGCATAAGATTCTATTTGATAGAATCAAGAAGCAGCGATGGTCCCTTATCGGTCCCCCCAGTTCCGCGAAGTTCAAGAAAGCCGGATTTAAATTCCGGAAGGGTATCCTTAGTGGCGATTACGCCGCTGCGACGGATTCCCTCGATCTTCGCGTATCATCCCTTATCCTTGATGCTGTCTTGGCTACAGCATCTGAGGTGCCTGAGGAAGTAAAGAGACTAGCCTTCTTAAGTCTCCTTCCTGATGTTTCAGTCCCGGGGTACAACGTTTTTACTGTACGCCGGGGACAAATGATGGGGAGCTTGCTGAGCTTCCCCCTGCTGTGTTTGTATAATAGGGTCTGTACCTTATTCGCATTGGGACCTGTCCCTATGCTTATAAATGGTGACGACCTCGCAGCAGAAACATCGAACCCTGAAAAGTGGTTCCAGACCCTCCCTTCCTTGGGATTGTTGCCAGAGAGATCCAAGTCTGGCTATTCGGCAAGCAGGGTGGAGATCAACTCGACTCCATTTGTTATCTCGCGACGCGAGATCCACCCTGCACCTGTTATAAGGTGCCGATCTCTCTTGCAGCGCGCAGCTGTTGCCTCAAATTGGTATGAAAATGCCTGTCAATTTTCCAGTGAGGCGGACTTTTTGTCCCGCAAGGCCCGCGACACGTATTTTAAGATACGTGGGGGTGTTGTCATTAAAGCCATTAACCATGGCTTAGACCTTGCGGACTGCGCTTTTCGGGGTGATCAGGGCGTTGACGACGCCACTCGTTGGAGGTTATTCGCTGACAATAGACGCGAAGCTCTCCGTCACCCCCGGAAGATCCCTCTTCCTACTCCCCCCGCCTCCCAGATCGTTGATACACGCCGAGTCGCGAGCGCTCCTGATGTGGTTCTAGAGGATTCCAGAAAACTTTGCTTCGGTGAGCTTTTTGGAAAAGTCATGATCTATCAGGATTCTGCTCGCGCGTGTAAGATGTTTTGGGAGGAGCTTGATCAATGTCAGCCTCAGTTGGTTCGGCTGCCTAACATTGAGAAGCGTCTCTACAACTGTATTCGGGAGTGGCCGAATACAGCCCCCAGGTTGTTTTATGGGGAACCTATGAAATACAAACACTTTGTTAGTAGATTAATAGGCCGGATGGCTATCCGGGTAGAGAAAAGATCCCATCAGATACCGCTCTGTCTGATGTCCCGCGTTTCATGCGTAGACCGCTGGGGTCTAGCCAAGAACGCGTAGCGGTAGTATTGGCGGACTTAGATGGGAGGCTACGCCGTGAGGTAGATCGGATGAAGGTAATCCGACCGTGGTTGAGAAGGTTGAGGGTGCGAGG